GATACTGGAGAATTAAAGTATGATCCAAGAACTAATGAAGTAGTGCATGCTGATGCATCGCAACCAACCGCACCAATCACTGCTGATACAAAAGCACCTGGCGCAGGCAGTGCGGCACCGGGCGGTGCTCAAGGAACGCCTGGAGGCAGTGCTGCTACTGGGCAAGGAGCAGCAAGTTGTTAATGGGTAAATATTAATATGGTAACATATAAAGGTTATAGTTCAGTTAATCGTGATTTTGGACCCTATGCGATCAGTGACAATGATCTCATAGTCCAAGATTTATTAAATCATTTGCAGATTCGCAAGGGTGAAAAACTTCACAATCCAAATATTGGTTGTATTATTTGGAATCGACTTTTTGATCCTCTTACACCAGCATTAAAGAATGAAATTAAGCAAGATATTGATAGAATAATTGCATATGACCCAAGATTCAATGTTGTTAGTCAAACAATTGTGCAAGAAAGTCCAGATGGTCATGGACTTGTACTAAATTTTTCTCTTCAATTTACCACTGACAATAAAGTAGCAGATTTAAGTGTGCTATTTGATAAGTCAAGCAGCAGACTTTACGTACTTTAATAGTCGTATATAATTCTTAAAATAAATAATAAGAGGTTTATAAATGGCTACTAATGCTCGTCAAACTAATATCTTTGCTGCGGAAGATTGGAAGAAAATATATACAACATTTTCTAATGCCGATTTCCAAAGTTACGACTTTGAAACTCTGCGCAAGGTTATGGTTGATTATGTCAAGACCTATTATGCTGAAGATTTTAATGATTTCATTGAAAGCAGTGAGTATGTAGCCCTACTTGACCTTATTGCATTTACTGCACAAAGTGTCGCATTTAGAACAGACCTCAATGCACGTGAAAACTTTTTAGAAACAGCAGAACGCCGTGATAGCGTCCTGAAACTAGTAAAACAATTAAATTATGTTCCAAATCGTAATCGTGCCGCAAGTGGCTTCTTAAAGATTAACAGTGTCAACACAACTGAGAACCTATTTGATATCAATGGTTCAAATTTAAGTCGTACTACCATCAATTGGAATGATGCTAATAATGCAAGTTGGGTAAATCAATTTACACAAATTATGAATGCTGCTATCAATAAGAGCCAGAAAGTTGGTAAACCTTATGCTAGCAAGACTATTAATGGTATCAAGACTGAACAATATAACATTGCAGTTCCAAATACTATTCTACCTATCTTTACTTTTGGCGCATTAGTAGGCGATGTTGCAACTAACTTTGAAGTAGTAAGTGCAAATATCTTAACAAGTGACACAATTAGTGAATATGATCCTGGCACACGTGGACAATTTGGTATCATCTATCAAAATGATAGTCGTGGTAATGCAAGTCATAACACAGGATTCTTCTTATTCTTTAAGCAAGGTGTGTTAAATTCTACTGATTTTTCTATTACTGAAAAAGTAGCCAATCGTGTATTTGGGATTGACGTAGCCAACATTAATAACAGTGATATCTGGATGTATGAAATTACTAATGGTACCATTGGTAATGAATGGACAAAGGTTGCAAGTACTTCTGGTACAAACGCCATTTACAATTCTACTGCTCGTGGTATTCGCACACTTTATAGTGTAAACACTCGTATTAATGACCAAATTGATCTTGTATTTGGCGATGGAAGTTTCAGTGAAATTCCACTTGGCAACTATCGTGCATATTATCGTGTATCAAATGGCTTAACTTATCGCATTGCTCCAAGTGATATGGCAAATATTAGTGTGGCTATTCCTTATATCAGTGCTAATGGTCGCCCAGAAACTCTTACTATTGGTGCTAGCCTACAATATACTGTAAGCAATTCTTCACGTCGTGACTTGACAAATGATATTAAGCAAAAAGCCCCACAAGCATATTATGCACAAAATCGTATGGTTAATGGCGAAGATTATAATACTTTCCCATACACAAGCTATAGCGATATCGTAAAAGTAAAATCTGTAAATCGTTTTGCTAGTGGCGTGTCTCGTGGTTTAGATATCACTGACCCAACTGGAAAATATACATCTACTGATCTTTATGCTCGTGATGGTGTGTTTTATAAAGATGATTTTGTGCAAAGTTTTCATTTTACCTATAATAGTCGCAATGACATCTTAAAGGTTATTAATAACCAAATTACTCCTATTATCCAAGATTATCCAATGCGTCAGTTCTATTATGAAAATTGGACACCACTTGATTTTACTGTGTTGCAGCCAACTACTTGGACTCGCAGTACTGATGATACCACAACAAGTACAGGTTTCTTCCTAGACCCTAGCGATACTACCAAAACTCCTGTGCAAATTGGCAGCAGTATTACAAATTATCGTAAGTTTTTAAACACTAACAGCTTGATTAAATTTACTGCACCAACTGGTTATTATTTTGATGCTACTAATACGCTTGTAAACGGTAATCCAACGCTAACAAGTGATCGTACCGTTATTTGGGCAAGTATTCAAAATGTCACTGGAACTGGTGCAAGTACTGTGTTGGTTGCTGGTCGTAATATTGGTGCAGTTACGCTGAGTGAAAGTATTCCAACCGGCGCTATTGTTAGTCGTGTGTATACAACCTTTGCAACTACTATTCAAAATACAACAATTAATGCTATGACCAATTATATTCTAAACAAAACTGAATTTGGTTTAGTTTATGATTATAATAAAACTGCAAGCACAACAAGTGACCCGTGGACAATTATTCCTATAAGCAGCGTCAATATGGGTACTAGCAATCAACTACCACAATTTGATCTTGCTTCACAATATTCAACGAATGATAGCAGTTGGTTAATGTATTTTACAACTGATGGGGTAAGATACACAGTAACATATCGTCAACTTGACTTTGTATTTGGCAGTGGCAAGCAAGTATCTTTTATCGGAACAAGTCCATTGCCTGTTTATGATGCAGCAACAAATACTATTGTTAAAGATAATATAAGATTATTAACTGTAAACAGTGGAATTTCCCGTGAAGTTAATATGAACATTTATAAAAATGTAGTATTAAATGATGGTTATACTGATAGCACACGCATCTATGTAACTTATCCTATTAGTAATACTAGCAAGTTGCCAACCGATCCAGATATATTCACTGAGACTACAGATGGTATGAATTATATATTTTATAATACATATATTGACAGTGATAACTTGCTTCGTTTGCAGTTATCGCCAACAGGTGCAGTAAATTCAATTTATAAAACTTATAGTGATATTAACTATGTTCGTAATAGTTTTCCAGTAGGAACTGTCTTTTATGCATTATCAGAAGATTCATTCTATCAAATACAATCTGTAAATGGTGTTGTAACAGTAGTTGATGTTACCGCAAATTATTATGCGTATATAGGTCGTCAAGATTTAGTATTTGAATATCAACACAATGCTGAAAATACTCGTCGTCTTGATCCTGCGGCAACTAATCTTATTGACACCTATATTTTAACACGCAGTTATGACGAAGCATATCGTAATTACGTTCTTGATACCACTGGCGTAGTTGCTAAACCTGCTGACCTTGATAGTGTTCAATTAAACAGTTCTTATAGCGGATTGTTTAATTATAAAATGATAAGTGATGAAATGATATTGAATGCAGGCGTATATAAATTGTTATTTGGTACAAAGGCTATTCCAAGTTTACGAGCAAATTTCCAAGTTGTTAAAAATCCTAGCACTACGCTAAGTGATACTGAAGTTAAAAGTCGTGTCATTGATACGGTAAATGCATATTTCAGCTTAGATAACTGGGATTTTGGAGATACTTTCTATTTCAGTGAACTTTCTGGTTATCTTCATAAACAATTAAGTGATTATTTAAGTTTTATTGTGCTAATTCCTGCTGATATTAATAGTTATTTTGGTAGTTTATACGAAATTCGTTGTCAACCAAATGAATTATTTTTAAGTGCAGCAACTGTTGAGAATGTTCAAATAGTCCAAGGTGTGTTAAGTGGTATTAACAGTGCTGGCATCGGTCAGTACTATGTGAGTTATTAATAATGGCAAAGCGTAAAAGTGAAGTTTTTCTACCCTCAGTATTCAAGACGTTATCCAATAAACGTTTCTTAAATGCAACTCTTGATCCGTTGATTCAAGAACCAAATCTTAAGAAATTTTATGGTTATATTGGTCAGCAAGATCAAAGTCCAGTGTTTAATAAGAATGATTATTATATTGCAGAAGGCGACAATTATAGTCAATTTTATCAACTTGAACCAGGCATTGTACTATGGAAGCGCCAACTTGGAACAAACACTTATAAAATTAATAATGTTTATAATTATGTAGATTTGCTAAACCAGATTGTTGCTGATGGCGGCATTAACAATGACCATGAACGTTTGTTTAAAAATCGTTATTATAGTTACAATGGGTTTATAGACCTTGACAAGATTACAAATCATCGTCAGTACTATTGGGTGCCAAATGGACCACAAACAGTTGATGTAACTGCAAGTGGCGTTGCTACTGAAAAAAATTATTATTTCCATCGCAACAGTTATGTTGCTAATAATGAAACAGAACTTCAAAGTGCTGCGCTAGGCATTAGTGGATACACTGTTGATGGTTATACCACTGTTATTAATCCAACCATTACCCTAGTTCGTGGTGGCACTTATGAATTTAATATTAGTCAGGGCGGACATAAATTATGGATTCAAACTGAAATTGGAACCAGCGGCGTAAGCAGTGTTCAAAACAATATCTCTACTCGTCAAGTATTGGGTGTAACTAATAATGGCGTTGATACTGGAACTATCACATTTAATGTGCCACAATCAACCGCACAAGATTATTTGTTAAGCTATCCAACCCTAGCACAAAGCGTTGATATGATCGTTTATTGCGTTACCTATCAACAACTTCAAGGTCAAAATTATGATGATTTTATTTTAACTAACGGTTTAGATGGTGTTCGTGCATTTGATACAAAGTATATTGTACTGACCTCAACCACTGGTTGGGGAAGCGTTCCAAGCAGTCAACGCACTGGCATTTGGCAAATCAATGTTCAATCTAATAGAACGATGTCATTAAGTTATGTTACTGATTGGACTCCGCTTTACAAAGTATTCGTTGGTCAAGGTGATGTATATGGTCACGTTTATGCTTACAAGAGTTCACTAAATGTAATCACTAAATTTCCAACACTAAGCGCACAACAAAGCGTTCTTTTTTATGTTGACCAAGATAATCCTCTTATCTATGGTGAAATTCAACTTGTTGAACCTGATCCACAGAGTTTGCTCAATGTTGATGATATTATCGGTCGTCCAAATTACACAAGTCCAAATGGGGTACAGTTTACAAGTGGACTTAAGGTAAAGTTTACTGGATATGTACTGCCTGCTGAATATCAAGGCAACGAATATATTGTTGAAGGCGTTGGCAGCAGTATCAAACTTATAAAATATGATACTTTAGTTACTCCTGAAACTATCAATACAAATCTTGGCAGTTCATTTGGTAACAGTCGTGGATATGATGAAACAGGATATGATGGAACAACTAATAGTCCAGAAGAAAAAGATTATATTACAATAAATCGTGCTAGCGTAGATGGCAATAGTTGGAGTCGTAACAATCGTTGGTTCCATCGTGATGTGCTACAATATGCAGCAGAGAAAAATAACGGAACCTATGCATTTGATGCAACACAGCAAGCAAAACGCCCGATTGTTGAGTTCTTGCCAAATTATAAACTATTCAACTATGGAACAAATTATCGTGGTTCTGTGACTTGTATCGATAGTAAAACCACGGATGCCTTTGCACAAATTGAAGGTTTTAATAATTTTGCTATACCAAAAACAGTTTATGATTCAGCAAATAACCGATATGTTTATAACACTGATGGTATACAGTTACTAAATGGCGTTACAGTTGCATTTATCAATGATACTAACCCTGATGTTCGCAAAACACTTTATCGTGTTCAAAATAACAGAACTCGTGCAACTTCAAGTTATAACGTTGCAACAAACGCATTTGTCAATAGTGGAACAAATAAATTATTTGTTAATACTTTTACTAATTTGGCAATTGGACAGTCAGTAACTCTATTAAATTATATTCCTCCACATACCACCATTGTTGCACTTGATAGCACAAATGGCGTTGTTACAATAAGCAATAATACTATTGCTGAAATTCCTAGTGGAACTACAATAACCTTTGATAACAGTGCAGACCAAGTACATTTAATTCCCATCGACACATTTGCTGATGGCGACACCGTTGTTGCTATGGAAGGTGTAGTTGACCAAGGTAATATGTATTATTATGCAAATGGCAGTTGGACTCGTGCTCAGATTCGCAATAGTCGTCCGCAATTTCCGCTATTTGATATTATTGACAGCAATGGTTATAGTTTAAGTGATCAATCACTATACCCAAGTAGCTCTTTTGCTGGTTCTAAACTATTTGGATATGCAGTTGGAACTGGTGCTCGTGATAGTGAACTTGGATTTCCGTTAGTTTATAAAAGTATTGGTAATCTCGGTGATATTGTATTTGACAACTATTACCAAACAGAAACTTTTAACTATAATCTAAACCAAGCAGACAAAGTATTAAATGTAAACATTGGATATGCTGCGGTTATCAAGGGTTGGAATAATTATACCTTTGCCAATGGTTGGTATCGTGTTCAAGATAAGAGCAAACAATATATAACAAAAACTTTTTCTGCAACTGGTGTTCAGAAAAATAATTTTGACTTAGGTGTTGTATACGCTAACAGTTATTATGAAAACAACGTATTTGTTTATGTTAATAATGTTTTACAAAAAGGCACATATACACTACAAACAAGTTCTATTACTAGTAAGATAGTATTCACCTATGATCTTTCTGTGGGCGATAGAGTATTCGTAAAGATATTTGGTACTAGTGCCGCATATAAACAAACATATACTATGCCTCGCAACTTAACCAATAATAGTGAGAATACAGAATTTACTACTATTACGCTTGGACAAATTCGTAACCACCTTATTGAAATTGGTAATAATTTACAAAATCTGCAAGGTGAACCTGCTGGCAGCAATAATTTCCGTGATTTAAACTTTAACTATGTTGGCGGTAAATTGCTGCAACATAGCGCAAGTTTACGACCAGCCGCATTAATGTATGCCAACAATGATGTTGATCCAATTGCAGCAATTCGTTTTGGTGCAGATAGTTATGCAGTATTCAAAAATCAATTGCTTGACTATATTAATAAACGAGAATTTCCCGACCCATCTAACTATCGTGATAATATTGATGATATTTTAAGTGAATTTGCGCAAACAACCAATAGCAATTCTACATTCTATTATACTGATATGATAGCAGGTGGAAAAAATTATGTTGAAAATAGTTACACTGTTCAAAATACAACTTATCGTACATATAACCTTACAGAATCTTATACAAATGCAACAAAAGAATATCGTGCAGTTCTTGTTTATCTAAACGGCGTATTGCTTATTAATAATGTAGATTATACTATATCTGGCGCTACTATTGTAATCAATAGCAGCGTAACTTTGAGTCGTGGTGATAAAATCGTTACCAATGAATATAAATCAACTCAAGGTTGCAACGTACCTGCTACTCCAACTAAACTTGGTGTTTATCCAAAATTTAAACCTGAAATCGTTTACGATAACACATATGCAGTATCAGGTGAAGGCAATGGCATTCTTGGTATCGTTGGTCACGATGGCAGCTTCACAGTTGGATATGGTGACTATCGTGATAATATCTTGCTTGAATTTGAAAAGCGTGTTTATAACAATTTAACAGTTGATTATGCTAACAATACTGATTATGACTTAATAAGCGTAGAACCAGGTGCATTCCGTGTGCGTGATTATAGTTTTCCTGAATGGACACAATTGTTAAGTTCAGAATATTTACGTTGGAGTAATTCCAACAATGTAGATATCTTTACAAATACAACTGTATCCAATGATGTATTCACCTACAATTATAGCAGCGGTGTTGATAAGATATTTGGTAATTCTGTGCCTGGTTATTGGCGTGGTATCTATAATTATTTCTATGATACTGATCGTCCACATACCAATCCTTGGGAAATGCTAGGATTTGCAGAAAAACCAACATGGTGGGATAACCGCTATGGTCCAGCGCCATATAGCAGTGAAAACAGTGTTCTCTGGGGTGATTTAGAACTTGGTTTTGTTTATAATGGTGCGCCAAATAAAAGTTATATTAATAGCAGTTATACTCGCACAGGCTTGAGTAAGATCATACCTGTAGATAGTCATGGTAATCTACTTCCACCGCTACAGAGCGTTGTGGTAAATTATAATTCAAATGATGCTACACTTAATTGGCGAGTTGGTGATCAAAGTCCACAAGAAACTGCATGGCGTCGTAGCAGCAGCTATCCATTTGCAGTACAAATTGCATGGGCATTGGCAAGACCAGCAGAATACTGTGCGCTAAAGTACAATACTCGTGACTTAACATACAACAGCAATTTAAATCAAATAATCAATAGTAAGTCAAATAGTCGTGTATTTGATTACAGTATTACTGATGCTAATGATTATATACCAGGTATCAATGTTTGGATTCGTGATTATCTTGTCAGCAATAACTTAGATGTCAATGAGAATTGGATTAATATTGCTAGAAACAGCACATTCAATCTTGTTTATAAGATGGGTGCATACACAGACAAGAGTTATCTAACTATTGTTGCTGACCAAGTAAGTCCACAAAGCACAAACAGTAGTGTTATTATTCCGCAAGAAAACTATCGTGTTAAGGTAACCAAGAGTGCTCCTGTTGCTCGTGCTGTATATAGTGCAGTAATTGTTAAAAAAGTAACTGGTGGATATCAAGTAACTGGATTTGACAAAGCACGCCCGTACTTCTTGACTATACCTAGCCGTGTAAGTGCCAACAACTATGGAATTAGTGTTGGAAGTGAAACCGCTATCATTTACAAGGACAGCGAAGATACCGTAGCATCTTATCCATATGGTTCAATATTTAATAACAAGCAACAAGTTGTAGATTTTCTTGTAAGTTATGGTCGTTATCTAACCAGCCAAGGTTTTTCATTCAATAACTTCCTTGCTGATAATACAACACAAAGTGATTGGACACTTGCAGCAAAAGAATTTTTATTTTGGAACCAACAAAATTGGGGTAATGACACTGTAATCAGTTTAACACCTGCTGGAACTAAACTTAATTTCTCATCACCATATGGAATTGTTGATACTATTTCTAATACAAACAACTATACTAAAGTTGTAGACAGTGATAATACAACATTAACAGGTCGTGATTATCGTGTTTATCGTGATGACAATACATTCTCTATAGAATTGAAGAATGCACAAAAAGGTATACATCTTTTAGATATTGCTATTGTTCAGTATGAACACACTATTATATTTGATAATAATACAGTGTTCAATGATATTCTTTATGATGAGCAAGTTGGTAGTCGTCAGTTCCGTCTTCGTGTAGATGGCGCAAAAACTCAAGATTGGAATGGTTCACTTTATGCACCAGGTTTCTTTGTAAATGTAAGCGAGATTCCACAATGGGTAAGTTATACTGATTATTATACTGGCGATATTGTTCTGCTTAAGAATCAATACTTTGCTGCACAAAAATTTATTCCTGGTACACAAAAATTTGCGATCAGTGATTGGTATCCGATTAATGGTTCTTTACTTGACAAAGAACTTATTCCAAATATGGCATCGGGTGCTGCTCAATTTGCCAACTTCCATAATCCTGATGCAGCAGATTTAAATAGCGCAGCCGATTTACTTGGTAAACACGAAACTGGATTTACCAGCCGCCAATACTTTACTGATCTTGGATTAGATATAACAAGTCAATATAAGTTCTATCTTGGTATGATTGCACAAAAAGGAACACAAGCAGTTCTAAATGCTTTCTTGCGTAATCAACAAAAACGTATTGATAGTGATATACGTATTAGTGAACAGTGGGCAATTAAACTTGGCAACTATGGTGGAACCGCTAATACAGATAAACTAGAGTTTAGTATTGGAAATTCTATAGCAATCAATAACCAATATCTATTTGAATTTACAAATCAAAGCGATGCAAGAAGTGACATATACAATACTGTCAAGCCAAGTGATTTGGTTATTCGTCCAAGAACCTATAAAACTAATATCTTTGCTCAAACAGAACCATCTAAGCAAATAATTCCATATGCTGGTCCTGTAAACACTGCAGATGTAAGCGCAACTGTATTTGATATTAGCAAAATTTACAATATTAGTGGATTGAATACTGTAATGGGCGAAAGCAGTAAAGTTTGGATTGCTGCAGATAGCGGAAATCAATGGGGCGTGTATCGCTTAAGCCAAACTGGTCGTGTATTTGTTATTGGCGTATCACATACTAGCCCAACTGAACTTACTTTTACTACAAATAGTGCACATAATCTTGTTAACCTTGATTATGTTATGTTAAGAAATGCAAAGATTAACAGTGCACAAAGCACAAGCAGTATTGCTGATCTAAGTGGATTTTATCGCATTAGTGCAGTAACTAATACAACATTTACTGTTAAAATCAATAACAATGTAACTATTAGCAGCGGACAATTAAACGCACAGTTGTTTAAATTAATCAATGTTCGTTATAGCACAGTTAATGACTTCGCCGCATTTGTTCCTGTACGTGGATGGCAAACTGGTGAAATTGTTTATATTGATAATGGACCTGATGGATACGCTGTAAAACAAAATACAAATAGTTGGGTATATAATGACACACGCAGTCCTGTGTTTACAAAACCAACCGATAATTTTGGCAGCAGCGTAAAGATAAATCACAATCAAGGATTTGCTGTTGTTGGTGCAAGTAGTAGAAATACAACAGGTCAAGCATTTGTTTACGGTAAAAAACAAGATGATACTTGGCAAGAAATTGGAATTTTAACTCCTGCAAATAGTTCGGCTAGCTTTGGCGCTAATGTCGATATTAACGGCAATGACATTGCTATTATTGCTGCTCCAAGCGGCAATAAAGGTATTGTGTACACTGCTGTTGTTAACAGTCAGCAAGTTAGTCTAAATCAAGCAATTCACTATGATAATCTATATGTGTTAAGTGCTGGATTTAGCACAAGCAATAGTTATATATTGATTAGTCCAACTGCAACACTAAGCACAACTGCAAATATTGCACAAACTGCAAGTTATAGTCTTGCAAACTTTGCAGTAGGTATGAAAGTAGTGGGTGCAGGCATTCCAAGTGGAACTACTATTGCTAATCTAACTCCTGTGGCAGCTTTAAATGACATAACAATGTCTAAAAATGCCACACTTAAGTTTAGTGATGCTGCTACTATATTAACTGCCAATAGTTCAATCTTTACTACTCTTTATGCAAATATTACAAGCAGCAACGCCAATGTTTACATTGGAAATACTGGTCAATCTATCACTGGAATTGTGGCAAATACTATGCCAGTTTTAGGTAACGGTATTCCAGTTGGGACATATATTAAAAGTATCAGTAATATTACAGGGTATAAAGTTCTTACTCTTAGTAGTAATGTAACTACACCAACTGGAAACCTACTTACTTTTGTTGGTTCAAATTTAGGTATTACTCAATCTATTACTTCAGCAGCAACAACAACAAATAATTCACATTTTATTGTTAATGGATATCAGTCACTATATGGCGTTGCGAACGGACAGCCAATTGTTGGTGCAAACATTGCCAATGGAACTGTTATTTCAAACCTTTCAATTGGAAGTGCTTACAATTTGATTGGATTAACAAATGCTGCAACTATTTCTGCAAACCAAAAAATTGGAATTTATCCTAACGTTACGCCAAGCAGTGCATTTGGCACAAGCATAAGCGCAAGCGGCGATGGAAATTGGTTATTCATTGGCGAACCAGCAACAAACAGTGTATATGTTTACAAGTACAGCAATGTAGCAGTAGCTGCAACAAGTACACGCACAGGTGATGGCAGCAGTACTTCATTCTCATATCCTATTAATGCAACTGGATTAAATCTAAGTGCTCGTGATATTAAAGTGTATGTTAATAGTGTTCTAAAGGTTCCTGGTTTGGATTATATTAAAACCCCATCACAAGAATCAATTACTTTTGACGTTGCGCCTCCAAATAATTCAATTATTAATCTGATATATGAAAGTTCATTTACTGAAGTAAACCGTATTATTACAGATGATCCTGAAGTAAGTGGATTTGGCACCAGTGTAAGCACAAACAACGACGGTAGAATTGTTGTAATTGGTGCGCCTGGCAGCACTGCAACAACAGATACTTCTTATACTAATGCAGGCAAAACATATGTATTTGAACGCACTGCTGAAAATTTTGTAGCAACTGGCACAACAAGCACATTCCAATTAAGTAATGCTCTTGTTGGTTTGACTACTATTACCACACCAAATGTAATTACACATCCTAGTGTAACTGTTGATGGTGCAAATGTTGCAGCTACATTCAACTATACTACAAATCAGGTTGTATTGGCAGCTATTCCAAGCAGTGGAAGCATTGTTAATGTAGAAACTAATCAGTTTATACCTATTAAAATTGCAACTACAGATGTTGGTCAACAAAACAGTAACTTTGGTCAAGCAGTTAAACTAAGTCAAAACGGTAGCCTAGCGTTTAGTAGTGCGCCTGGTTATTCACAAAGCAGTTCACAAAATGGTGCAGTATATCGTCTTGTAAATGTTCCAAGAATGTATGGCAATATTGTTGGTAATAAAACTAATTTCATAGTTACTGCAAACAGCAGTATTCGTATTAATGATTACCTTGTAACATTTGGTCAAACTTTAAGACCGCCATATTCTACAATTTATTACAACAGCGATGTATATCAAGCAGCAAACACTATTAATGCAGCAAAGATTCCTTATATAACTGCTGGTGTAATAAGCAACGGCGCAATTTATATTAGTAGCAGCGATCTGCATTCAACAAGCAAGATATACATGCGTAATGAATATGGTAATCCATTATCAACAATGGGTATTGACCAATGGCAATCTGTACAAAAAATGTTCAATCCACTTGTGCAAGATACCGCAAGATTTGGTGAAATACTGAGCATAAGTCCAGATGCAAATACGTTGGTTGTTGGCAGTACCCTATCAAATACTCGTATTACTACCACATTTGATAGCGCAAAAACAACATTTGACCGTGCCACTGTTCGTTATGTAGACATTGTTTATCGCAGTGGTGCAGCACATGTTTATGAATATCAAACTAGTGCTACTGAAACAGCAAGCGATCAAGGCAGTTTTGCATATGCAACGTTACTTAACGACAAGTTTGCTGGTGCGCTTGACAGATATGCTAGTGGTGTTGATATTAGCAATAATTTTATTCTAGTAGGCGCTCCATATGCTAAGATTCTTGGCAACAATACCGGCGCAATGTATGTTTACTATAACAAGAATGCACAACCAATTTGGAAAAATATTCGCAGTGAAGGTGAAAAGTTTGATAGCAGAATTGTAGAGCGTGTTTATCTATACAATACTAAAAGCAGCAGACTTATTGCTGATCTGCCAGTATATGATTTAACACATGGTGCACTACCGAACAGTGCCGAAAGTTATATTGATTATACAATCAACTATGACCCAGCCGTTTATAATCATGTTCCTACAACTGTAAGTTTTGCATATGATCGTAAAAATGCATGGGGAAGTGAAAAAGTTGGAACACTTTGGTGGGATACCAATAGCATAAAATACTATGATGCTTCACAGGGCAATACTCTTGAAAAATTTAACAAGTGGGGGCTTGCTTTCCCTGCTAGTACTGTAACCATTTATGAATGGATTGAAAGTGATCAGTTGCCTAAAGATTATGCAACAAGTTACCCACTAACTCAACCACTTTATACAGTAAATGATGTATATAGTAGCCAAATAGTAATTGATGAAAATACTGGTCAACCAGTAACAAAATACTATTTCTGGATTCATAACAGTACCAATAGCACTAATAGCAGTCGTCCAAGCGCTCTTGAACTTCAAAGTTATATTGCTAATGCTAGAAACAGCAGTGAACCGTTTGCTGCCATTGTTGGAACTAATGCATTTGCTGTATTCAATGCACAGAATATTATCACAGATGATACAAATCTTGTAATTGAATATAAAGATACTTTAAAACCACAACTTGTTCACAGTGAATGGACAATGTTTGATGATGGCACTGATCTTGGTGTTGCCATTGAATTTATCAATAAACTAAATGATAGTTTAACTGGTCAAGATGCAAGCGGTCGTATCATTCCTGATCCTAATCTACCAATTGGTCAAAAGTATGGAATGGATACTGCTCCTCGTCAAAGTTTGTTTAATAATCAGTATTTTGCTCGTCAGCTTTACGTAGAAAAAATTAACAATATATGTAAAACATATCCAATGGTGTTAACTCGTAGTGAGGCAATTGCTGCACTAAACAACAGCGATCCACTACCAAGCAGCGGCACTTATAAAACAGTAGTTGCTAATATAACTGAACTTGGTTATCTTGACAAAAATACATATGCTGCTGGCGATAGTGTGCTTGTGTTACAAGATAGCAACACACATAACAATGGTTGGAGTTTAAACCGCTTGATTGTAAAATTCCCAAATACTAGAAGTTGGGAAACATATCAAGTTCAAACATATAATCTAAATGATTATTGGAGTTATAGTGATTGGTATAGTGCTAACTATAATCCATTAGTTCCTATCACAACATCAGTAGATAACGAAAGTGATATTAGTCAACTATCACTTAATGTAAATGATATAATTTATGTTCGTAATAGTACAAATGGTGGTTGGAAAATTGTTCTTGTAAACTACGCAAATCTTGAATTGCTTGCGCAGCAAAATGCTACTATTCAATTCAAAGAAAACCTTTATAGTCAGGTTGCTGCTGGACAAGGATTCCAAACAAGTTCATTCCAAGCAGTTGGATTTGACACTGATAGTAATTTAGAATTTAATAGAATATTTGACGTTGTTACTAATTATTTGTTAACAAATGAATATAGAACTGAGTATAAACAAACTCTGACATTGATGATTGACACAATTGCAAGTCAACATCTACAAACAGATTGGATGATGAAAACTTCATTTGTTGACCTATATCATCGTGTTCGTGGTTTGGATCAGCTTCCTGTTTATCTTCCACAACCAGAAAACACTGTTACAGATTTCTTCAGTGAAGTTAAACCATTCCATACTAAACTCAAACAGTATGTTGCAAAGTATGATAATAATAATGCACTAGATTATGCTTATACAAATGCCACTGATTTTGATCTGCAACCTTATTATAATACAGTAATAAAAAAATATCGCAGCCCACAATTAGGAAATACTCTTGATACAACTATATTGGCAACACAGGCGCTTTATCAACCTTGGGTTATCAACCACAAATATAATGTCAGACTCGTTGACATTGTTGATGGTGGAAGCGGTTATGATGGAACAACCGAAGTTTTAATCAATGGCGATGGAACTGGTGCCACAGCACGTGCATATATTGTTAATGGTGCAGTAAATACTATTGTTGTTACAAATAATGGTGTCAACTATACATATGCTACAGTTCAAATCAATGGTGTAGGAACTGGCGCTAAGGCTGTTGCTATTGTTGGAAACGGATTAACTCGTACCCTAGACACCTATATTAAATTTGATCGTATTTCTTATTTCAATACAGTTATTGATTGGGCTGCTAATACTGCCTATACGATTAATACAGTTATTGTGTATGAAGCGCAACCATATCGTGTTATTACTAATCATACTAGTGGTTCTACATTTGACTTTACCAAGTTTGTAGAATTGCGTGTTAAAGTTTGGTATCCACAAACTTTATATGCAATAAATGATGTTGTTGTTTACAAAAATACAAGTTATGTTGCAACAGAAACATTTACATCCAATCTTAATTTTGATACTGCCAGCTTGGTAGCATATAATGGACTATGGCTTGATAATGCATGTGACCGTGTATGGTCATATTATGCACCAATAAGCGGAATGGCTGGTCGTGATCTTGCACAAGTAATGGTAGGAATTGAGTATTCTGGTAATCAAATTTTAGGACCAGCATTTAATCAAACTCCTGGTTATGATGTTAATAACTATGATAGCATTGCATATGATCTAGCTACAAAAGATGTGGAAAACGTATATGATGTTTATGGTTCACAAACCGAAGATACTATTATTCGTTCGCTCTTCACAGATACTGGTTTGGGGCTGCGTCCACAAGATATTAATGTAGACGGCGGTGCTTTTACTGACACTTATAGCAGCCATGCACCAGAAGAATTTGTGCCAAGTATCATTAACGATACCTTAGATATCAAGGTCAAGACACTTCCTATACAAAATGGTGGTCCAGACATTAAAATCTTTACATCTAACTATGTTGGAAGTAAAACGTTTAGTTTTGATCCACTAGTTACTGGTGTTGATTATCCACTGGGTGGTATTGAGAAATTCTATGTAATTGACCGTGCGCTTGGACCAATTGCTGAAACTTATCACTATACTATAAACTATCAAACAAAAACTATTACTACCGTATATGAACCCCAAGTAGGAACATTTTTCTATGTTATGATGTTTGGTAGTAATGGTGAAAGTCCAATCTTTGACCAAGATTATTATGCTGATGGTGTGCAAACTGACTTTAATATAGATGATTCGACACTTAATAGTGTTGAACAAGCATATGTCAAAGTAAATGGTATCAAGGTTGACAATTGGACATTGGTTAATAAATTAGAAAATAGTAGGGGAATATTAGCAGTTCGTTTTAATACTGCACCAAATGCTAATGATTATGTTCAAGTTCATTTATATGGAGTTCCACTTGGAACTCGTGCATACAGTGAAATATATGAGCAAACCTTTGTTATTACTTCAGCAAATTATCCAACTGGTTATAACTTTACAATAGACAATCCAGAAATATATGCACAACCTATCAGTGCGTATGCGATTGTTCGTTTGAATGGCAGTGACCTATTGCCTCCACAACAAACATATAATATTGGCGATGGTATTACTAAAAACTTTAGTTTAACTAATAGTTGGGTAGAAAATATTGCTAATATTACAGATGCAGAAGTAATGGTGTTGATAGATAATGTTTTACAAACAAACAATATTGACTATACAATATATCATGACCCTACAAATGTTGCTATGCCAATTGTGCAATTTACCGTTGCACCAAATAGTGGAAGTTTAATCGTATTCAGCGATAGCAGCCAAAGTGATTTTAAAATTTATGATGGCAACCAACTTTGGATTAATCCTGCGGTTAACATTTCTATACCTAGTAAATTAACAGTTTTTACTCAAGGAAATCACGATGTTAATCAACAATATACTAAGTTGTTTAGTGGCGATACTAATAACACAAGTGTAATAGATAATGGTCTTGATACGACTGGGTTTGACACAGTTGGATTTGATAATGAATTAAGTAATTTCATTGGTACCATATATTATACTCTGCCACGTGCAGTAACAAATATTAACCAATTGTATATGACTCTTAAATCTCCAAATACAACTGGTGGATTGCCGCTGTTGCCATATCGTGATTTTAGACTCGTTACGCCAACAATCGTAGTATTAAGCAGTGAACTTACAATAAGTTCAACAAGTGTTATTGGGGTTCGTATCTTTGGTGAACCTGTGCGTGAAACTACACTAGAATATCGTATATTCAAAGACCTAAATGATAATACTCGTTATTATGCGGTTCGTTCTGCACGTGAAACATTCTTGGCAGCAAATTTACATATTACTGATCAATGGATTTATGTAAGTGATATTACCACTCTTCAAAGCCCAGAACCAATCACTAATACAGCAGGCGTTGTTGTTATTAACGGTGAGCGTATTACATATGGTCTAATAGATACGGTTAATAAACGTTTAGGCAATGTTCGTCGTTCAACAGGTGGAACTGGTGCAGCTAATCTATATGTTAGTGGCACCCGTGTGATTGATAGCAGCAGCACTCTTGAAATACCAAATAGTCGTGATACATATGTTGTCACACCAAATGACACATATCTAGGTGGTGGTGCTACAAATGTTAAATTTATTAGTGCAAATGCTTATAGCGGAACAAATGTTATTGCCTTAAATGACATAACCAATATCTCATTAAATCAATATGTATTTTCTAACATAAGTGGTATTATTCCTTCAAATACTACTGTAACTAATATATATAAAGGTAATAGTAGTGTCAAGTTGAGTGCCAATCTTACTGCAAACCTGACAACTAAATCTACTGGAAATCTGCTATTGAGCAATACAGTATCTTTTGTTACTAGTATACTCGTAACAGCTAATAGTACAATTAAACAAGGCAAGATTTTTACAAATTTCAATGAAAGTTTACAATCTAGCACTACTCAATATGCACAATTTATAAGAGCAACGAAATGAAAAATACTACCAATTCTAAACCAATAAATACTATAACAGAAAATACTGGAAAGAAAAAAATGAGTAGTCCTAACGAGACAAGTGGCATTGCGCTAAGCGGTCATATTAAAATACATAATCCAGAAACAGGAGAAGTATTTGTAAACAAACGCAATGCGATTCATTATGAAAATTTCTCACTTGCTCTTGCGCAAAGTATCAGTAACCAAGGTCAAGGTTATATCAGTGAAATGGCATTTGGCAATGGTGGAACAAGTGTAGACCCAACTGGTGTTATCACTTATCTTCCTACAAACACAAGTGGCAGCAATAGTTCACTTTATAATCAAACTTATTATAAAGTAGTTGATAATAATTCAACTTACAACACCGATCCAACTCGTAACCGAATTGAAATTCGTCACGTTAGTGGCACAGTTTATAGTGATATCTTTGTTACTTGTACCTTAGATTATGGTGAGCCAAGTGGTCAACAGGCATTTGACAATACAACTAACTTTAATGACACTTACGTGTTTGACGAATTAGGACTTAAAGTATGGAATGGAAGCACGATTGATCAGGGTAATCTGATTACTCATGTTATTTTCCATCCTATTCAGAAAAGTTTAAATCGTCTTATTCAAATTGATTACACAATTCGTGTACAAACTCTAACCAACTTAAGTTCACAGGTATAACGCATGACTTTTTATATAAACTATACAAATGGTGCCAACTTAACTGCAATTAGTGATGGTACAATCAATACAACATCAACAAGTTTAACACTTATTGGTAAAAATTTTCCAACATATGGTCAGTTATTAAACCAAGACTTAGTTAGCATGTTAGAAAATTTTGCGAATAGCACAAGTCCAAATTATCCACTTGTTG